CTATTTAGCGCGCTCTACCCTCTGAATCATTTTCTTCGTCTCAGCGGTAACACACATGGCCTGAGCGGTCGGCTTCAGAGATCCGCCGCCATACTCCCGCTCTGCCGACTTTGCACAGCCTGCATCGCGGGCCTTTTCCCATTCGGCAACGGCATGTTTCAACGTCAAGTCGGCGGCAACTTGGTCACGATATGCGCATAGATTAGTGTTGGTCTGATTCGCATCGCAGTTAGCTAGGCTCTGCTTTAGGTCAGCCTCAGGTAAATTGCTTCGATGAGATAGCTCGACCAGCACGTCGCCCTCGGCAGGCACATACCGAGGGGCAGCACTGACCAGGGACGATGCGGCGATTAGAGCCAGGAATAGGTTGCTTTTCATAGGGCGCATCAACGGAATGGTGCCGCTTCGTCACGCCTGCGAGTAACCAAGCCTGGTACGCGCACTGGTCGACCACGTCGCCCGTGGGCGTCACGCGGATGCACATAGACGTTCTGGTTCATATGGCCGACGACGGCATGAGCGTCACCTCTATTTGCAGCCCGGAGCGTGACCGCAGCACCAGTTGCGCCAGTGTTGTAGGCGAAACTAACAAGGGAATCAAATTGCTCTTGAGTAAGCTGGTGGTCTCTGACATGCCTCCGTACAGTGGCCTCAGCTGCGGTAACGCGCAAACTCAATTGCGCATTTACTTGAGGGATCGTAACTGGGCGCTGCAATTCCTCTGGGGTACACACTCCGCTATGCGCCAGTGTCCCTACGCCATAAGTGCAATTATTGGCATTATCGTTGTAATAACGAAGCACCGCACCTTCCCGTGTACGAAGCGCCGCCATCCCGGCAGTACTCGTTCTCATGTGTTCATTTGCCATACTCACCTCCGCGCTTGTGGAATTACCAACAAATGTAGCATAAGTTGCAGAAGTGCATCTCTATGCATCTGGCAGGGGCGCCGTATTGGATAGGTCTGCTGATGCTCCCGCACAAACGTGTACTTCACTCGGCGGCTTTGGTTAAGTTCGTTGCGGCCATTTTAAAGATATCGCGTTCCTCGCTGATGCGCTTGAGTTCCGCTGTCAAACGGCGTATCTCTGCCCGTTGCTCGTCTATCGCGTTGTACTCGGCTGGGACAACTCTGAATCGTTTGATCCACTGATAAAGGCTGTGGTGACTTACGCCTAGACGATCAGCGACCACGGCGACAGTATAACCTCGGTCGGTCACCTGCTTAACAGCCTCAATCCTGAATTCGTCTGTATAGCGCTTCTTGCTCATTGCTTCTCCTTTGACCTAAATGATAGGCTGAGGAGTGCCTACGATACTTGTGGTGATTCAAATTGCCACTTGAACGTCGACGCACGTAGCGCGCAGAGCATCTACTCAGCCTTCCGGGCACGCTGTGCATCGTCGATAAGATTCAGATTTCGGAGACCATGCAAGCAGGTTCTGCTTTCCTACTTAGTGCTTTTCACCTGAAACTTCTATGGTCACCCGGCGATCGGGTTGCAAGCAATGGATGATTGCTCCGGTTTTTCCCGGCGGACATTGGGTCACTGGCTGGCTGGCGCCCATGCCTTGAATCTTGGATACACCCGGATCGATTCCCTGGGTCGCCAGATAGTCGCGTACGGTGGCAGCACGCGCCAGCGAAAGCGTCTGGTTCGATTCTGGCGAACCGATGCGATCAGCATAGCCGGTCACCACAATCGCGCTTAAGCTGACATAGCCGGATTTGATTTTGGCAGCCAGATCATCCAGGGCAGTCCGGCCGGCCGGCAATATGCTGTCCAGGCTAGATTTTGCGAACGGGAACAAGGTATCCATGGATAGGACAAATTTTTCCGGATTTGCGGCGATGGCCACCGGTGCGACAACCACTTCAGGCGCAGCCGGCCTCTTCAAGAAATCCGCGCAAGCCGGGTCTTTCCAATACGTCGCCTTCACCAGCTTATGGTCATCGAATTGTATCTGGTATTGGCAGCTGACAAATTCATCGCCTTTGCCCGTGCGGAAGTTAAAAATATAATTCCACTTACGGACACCAAATACGCCTTCGCTAAAATGCGGCTCCTGCAATAAAGCATACAGCTGGTTTTTGCTTAGTCCAGGGGCAACCTGGCGCAGATTGTCGATATTAACGAAGGTGCCTTCCTTCAGCGAGGCGCTGTCACGGTCTGGGAAAGTTACCGTATCGTCATTCGCAGCAAGCGCATTGACGCTCGCAAACATCAAGCACATTCCACTGAGCATACCTATCAATTTATTGTTCATTTGTTTCCTTTAATGACTTTTTGTTTGCGGCAAAATGTTCTCGCCGCCCGACTGAGTGAACAATCCACAGCTAAAACAGATAGCTACCATTGATAGCCCGCAGAGACAACGCCGCCGGTCTGCCCGACACTGCTGCTGGTGATCGCCGCCTTGTATACCCATCTGTTATTTTCAGAAACAGTAGACAACCCTAGGGCAAGTCCGGTCTGTCCTTGCCAGCGACTGCCGGCGACAGCCACCATGCTTTTTCCTGGACTCGTAGGTTGCGGCAAACCTCCCGCAGCCATTGCCGCCGCAATGCCGCCTGCAGCAGTTCGGTTGTTCTGATCGATCTGGTTCTGCAGTTGATTAACTTGCTGATTTGTGTACTGATTAGCTTGTGTCACAGCGCCTGCGACACCTGAGTTCAACTGTCCGACATTGACAGCGTCAGTTGTATTGACGCCCGCGGCGACATTCGTGATAGCGCGTTCATTGCCGGCGGAGCCGACTGATACGGAATTTGCCTGATTCGCCACCGAGTTGGCACCCAGCGCCACCGAATTGCTTCCCGATACCTGTGCACCTGCCCCCACCGCCGTTGCATTAGCAGCTGTAGCCAAAGCGCCTGCACCAGTCGCCGTAGCACCAGCAGCATTTGCCACGGCCCCCTGACCAGTGGCAGTCGAGTTCTGACCTGTGGCCATCGAATTGGCGCCTAACGCCACCGAATTGCTCGCCGTTGCCTGAGTTCCGGCTCCAACCGCAGTAGCGTTGGCGGCTGTGGCTGAGGCACCTGCGCCGGTCGCCGTTGTGGCTGCAGCGTTCGCCATAGCGCCCTGACCAGTGGCAGTCGAATTCTGGCCGGTAGCCACAGCATTGGTGCCCACTGCAAGCGAATTGCTGCCTGCCGCACCTACACTACCCGCAAACGTACTACCTTCGCTCGAAGCCACTGGAGCAGTGTTGCCTGTCGTAGTCGGGCCACTCGGATTATTTTTAGGGATGTTAGCGATGTTAGTGATCGCCGCATTCAGTTCGCTGGCCACCGAATATAACTGGCTGCCATTCACTGCGTCAGTGCTGGTTGCCGTGATCTGGCCTGCAGCCACGTTCGTTACCTGGCGCTCCGCGCCGGCGGAGCCGACGCTGACCACGCCGACTGGTGTACTACCAGCGAACGTGCCGAAAGTGGTCGCTCCAACGGTAACTGAACTCACGGCGACTGCTGCCGATGTCGTAGCGTTGGCGCCAAGCGCTACCGAGTTATTGATGCTGGCGACTGCATTAGAGCCGATTGCCACACTATTGAGACTGGCCTGCGCGAACGCGCCCTGCGCAATCGAATTATCGCCATAGGCAGCTGAATTTGTACCGCTAGCGATCGCTTGACTACCAGAGGCAGAGGAATAATATCCAGTTGCGTTTGCATAACTACCAGAGGCAGAGGAACCAAGTCCAGTTGCGATTGCTCCAGGGCCAGAGGCGGTGGAATTTGTACCGGTAGCAATCGATCCATAACCAGAAGCAGAGGAAAATGCCCCATATGCAATTGCTGAATTACCAGAAGCGGTGGAAAAAAAACCGGTGGCAATTGTATAAAGGTTAGAGGCGGTGGAATCCGCACCGGAAGCAATTGCTGAATTACCAGAGGCAATGGCCTTCAGTCCAATAGCGATTGTTCCAGCGTCAGAGGAGGCGGAATTTTCGCCGATAGCAATCCCACCATTTACGGACGCAGTGGCGTTTACGCCGATGGCAAATGAGTAAGCGCCAGAGGCTGTAGATCCTCCAATAGCGGTTGCACTTTGTCCTGACGCATTGGAGCCCATCCCAATGGCAGTGGCCTGGATTCCAGGTGCATTGGAGTTGAGCCCAATCGCGGTAGCTCCTCCTCCGGACGCATTGGAACCAGTGCCCGTTGCTACATTGCTAGCAATATCTTGTTGGGTTACACCTGTAGTGAACACACCGGAGCCGCCAGTTGCGGCGGCAAGCACAGGTTCATTCGCACCTAAAAAAACCGTACCCGCGACAATAATACCCATGACGACACGCCCTTTGGACGTGCTTTTTGTTTTTCCACGAGCATGTGCTAATTCGCCGACAACACACCAACTACCAGTGGCCGTATTCCAGATAATTCTAAATATCTTATTCATGACCTAGTTTTCTTAATAATTTGTTAATTTACAATGGATGATCCCCTTACCGAGAAGCGTTACTTCCTGATCACTTGAAGGTTGGAGTGTAGAAGGGATTTTTGGAAAAAAATGGTTACTAAACAATGCTTAACTAATGCGTCAACAAGCCGCCAATATTCGTTGCTTTACTATTTGCGACCGCCGGAATTTCGCCAACATTTAGCCAGCATTTGTTGTTTTAAAGTCACCATTCCCGCGCTGGCTTTCGATACGCGGCCACCGGTTGCGGCGCGCACATCTGTCCCGACAGCGGTACAAGTCGACAAAATCCAGATCGTGATTCACCCATCGCCTGACATGGACGAAAACACCACCCCGCTTTCGCTCAGGCACAAGGGTTCAGTCCAAAAGTGCGTCATTTTGCGTCACGGTAATGCGGCCGATTTCCTGCCGAACCCCGCGTAGTGCTAAGGTTCGGCGTTTTGGTGAAATGCGTTAAAAGCAGCCCCTTTAACGAAGCCCCCAGGCGTGGGGGGGACTGCGTTTTAAAAGCCGGAACCGGACATTTTCACCGAGGGTAGCGCCAGGCGCAGGGCGTAAAAAAAAGCCGCACGAGGCGGCTTGAGGCGATACAGGCGCTGCCCTCTCACTATGGCAGCGGGGCAGGTATACCTTTAACGTCCGGCGCGCCTGAACGCCTCCTGCTCCTTCTGGTAGTCATCCCGGCAATCCGTATTGCAAAACAGCGCGCCATGGACGACTCGCTCATCACAGTAGTGGCAGTAACCATCGGCCACCAGCTGGGGCGTGCGGCGCGCATGCGCCTGGGCGACCGTCAGATCCATTGCAATGCGCCACTCGGCGCGGTCGGCTACGTCGCTCATGCTGCTTTCCCTTCCATGTTCCCCAACGTGTATTCATTAAATTTCACGACTTCCTCTCCACACCATTCATTGATCATTAAAAATTGCGATTGCAACGGCACCAGCTCGTTACGGGCGAACACCCGCGCAGCCGGTTCGATGGCGCCAAAGCCGCCGGCGTTGTTGGGCATGATTCCCATCAGCTGCGGCGGCACGCGGTGCGCGGCCAGCAGGTCGTCCCTGGTCACGCCCTTGATATTGAAAAACTCATCCTTGGCCGCGACCTCGGACACCGGCAGGATCTGGATGCCGTCCTTCTTGCCACCCGGTGCGTACATGAAGACGTTGCGGAAATTGCCCGGTCCCTTGCTCTCCCGCAGCGCGGTGCGCAGGTTGTCCACGTCCTTGACGTTCTGCGCGGCGTCGGTCATGTAGAGGATGAAGCCGGCGTGGGAGCCGTTCTTGTAGTACTTGCGGCGGAACAGCGTGGCCGATTCATTGAGCCAGGCCGACTGCAAGGCAGATAGGTATTGCGGCAAGCCGTACACCTCCTGGTTCACGTCCGGATCCATGACGTGGCCGATGGTCCCTTTGTCAAAGGCATGTTCCTGCTTCCAGCCCTGCACAAAGAAATAGGCGTCCAGATCCACGCCGCGCCGGGTGTACTTCGCCAGGGAGTGGTTTAGCTGCACCAGCCTGCCGGTACGGCTGCTGCGCTTTTCCGGATAGGCGTTGCCGAACGTCAGGAAATCCAGTGCCAGGCGTTTAAAGGTCGCCGGCGTCAAATACTTGTTCGGCACAAAGGTCGATGTCAGGATGTTGGCCTTGAAGTGGATCGCGCTGCTGTGGTGGACGCTGGCGTTAAACGATTTCGCCAGGCCGGCCCAGCTGACAGGCGGTTCGTACCACTTACCATTGCGCCAGCATTCCAGGCTTTCCATGATGTCGGCGTGGTCCAGCACCGGCGTCGGATCGCCAAACGAGAACGCTTCCATAGATGGCGCCGGCGCTACCTGGGCTGCAAGTGCGCCTGTCGGCGGCGCGGCGGCATACTGACGCTTGTGTTTCTGTTTCCTCACGATGTAAAAATCTCCATAAATGATGTGGTGCTTTCAGAAATGCCCTCAATCGGTTCGTGATCGAGCGCGTGCATGCAGGCCCAGGCCAGGTCGGCGTGGCCGGTCTCATCCGTACGGCCGGCTTCATAGGTGACTTGCCGCCCACTGGCGGTGATGGTTTTATGGATGGACATGAAGGCTTGCGCCAGATCCGTGGCACCGGCGTCGAATTCCAGCCGCCCTTTGCTGATCACGTCCTTGGCTTTTAAAACCATGCGGGTCTTGACCTCGGGCGAATAGTTGATGGCCGTGGTGCCAGGGAAAAACTGACGCACAATCGGAAAGACGCCGATGCCCATCCCCGTGGTGTCGATGCCGATATATTCGACCTGGTAACGCAAGGTCATTTGCCGGATGGCTTCGGCCTGGGCGGCGAAATCCATGCCGCGCCACTGGAACCGTTCTAATACCCGGAACTTGCCACCCGCCACCAGCGGCGGCGCCAGCACCACGCAGCCGGCACTGTCGCCAGTCAGCGAGGGGTCGTAGCCGATCCAGACCGGGCGATAACCGAACGGACGCGCCGCAAACGGCTTCACGTCTACCCACGCCCCCCAGGTATCGACCATGCAGCGCTGCAGTTCGCCCAGCGTAAAAATCGATGCGGTGTCATCGATAAAGTTACACATGAGGAGGTTTTCGAACTGGTCGGGGCTGTATTCGAAGTTGCGCAAGCGCTCAATGTCGAACAGATTGCAGCCGCCGCGCTCGGCGTCCAGAATGGTCACAATCTGGCGCCAGATCTCGTCCTGACCCCTAAAGCCGTTCACTAGCTTTTTATGGCTGACATCGATCTTGAATTGTTCAGCCTTGGACCGTCCCTTGTTGAACAGGTCTCCGGTCCAGAAGGGATACGCCTGGTGCGTGGTCGAGGATGGCGTCGAAAAGTAGGTTTTACGCCATTTACTGTGCAAGGCCATACCGGACGCCACTTTGTTCAACTCTTGGAAATTGTGGGTCCAGAAGAATTCATCAAAGTAGAAATTGCCGTGGTAGCCCTGGGCGGTGCGCGAATTCGTGCCCAGGAAACGCAGGTGCGCGCCGTTCGGCAAGATGATCGGGTCGCCAGACAGGCTAATGCCGGCGGCGTCATGGGCAAACTGCACGATGTACTGTTTAAAGACGTGTGCCTGCGCCTTACTCGCTGACAAGAAAATTTGATCGCGCCCGGTCTGCATCGCGTCGACCAGCGCTTCGCGGGCGAAATACCAGGTCGCGCCGATCTGGCGCGATTTCAGAATCATGCGCGTGCGCTCGTGGCCATTGCGATACCAAACCTTCTGGTAATCGAATAGCGATTCGCTGAACGCCTCTATGAGTTTGTCGCGCTGCTCGTCGCCGTAATCGTTCTTGGTCGGCTTCTTCTTCGGGCCGGCGTTTCTCTTGTCCAGATTCGGATTCAGATCGGCTTCATTGCCGCCGCCGTCATAACGCCGCTTGCGCGACATTTGCACCAGGGAGCGCGTGAGTAGATCGATTTCCTTGAAATCGCTGCCGCTTTTGACCTCCTTATTAACCAGTTGGACCATGCGCGCTTCCAGCGTCACTTCCATGCGGTCAATGGCGGTGGACAAATGCCATAGGTCGCGTTGCTTCCAACTGGCTATCGTGCTGCGCTTCTGCTTCAGGTGCTTCGCAATGGAGGAAATGCGCCAGCCCTGCCAGTAGAGGCCACGGGCGACATTGCGCACTGCGGCCGGATCTTCTGTAAGGGTGGCTGGCTTGGGTACGCGCAAGGCGGGGCGGCGTGGACGTTTGGATGTGCTGGTTTCTGGCATGCCGCAAGCGTAGGGGGATTACGTTTGCATTTCCTCATCGGGATAGTCAGTAACAACCTTATCAACCCGCTGCCGATTGTTTCCACGCGCATCAACCTTGACCATGGCGGTACTCGAACTCTCCACCCAATTACCGACACCATGCCAACAACCAAACCTGCAGCACAGAAATCGAAGTTCTTCCGTGTCGCCCTGGAAGGATCCACCACCGATGGCCGCGTCATCGACCGGGCCTTCATTGAACAAATGGCGGCCAGCTTTAACCCGGACTTCTATGGTGCCCGCATTTGGATGGAACACATCCGGGGAACACTGCCGGACAGTCCATTTAAAGCCTATGGCGATGTGACTGCTCTGAAGGCTGAGGAAGTCGAGCTGGGCGGCGCCAAGAAGTTGGCGTTGTTCGCGCAGATCTCGCCCACGCCCGAACTGGTGGCCATGAACAAGGCGCGGCAAAAAATCTACACCAGCATCGAGATCAATCCAAAGTTTTCCGATACCGGCGAAGCCTATCTGATCGGCCTTGGTATCACCGACAGTCCGGCCAGCCTCGGTACTGAAATCTTGTCTTTTTCTGCCCAACATCCGGGCGTCAATCTTTTTGCAAACCGCAAGCAAAGCCCCGACAACTTGTTTTCGGCGGCAATCGAAACACAACTGGAATTCGAAGACACCACCCCATCAGAAGGAATCAAATTGTCCGACACTGTCAAATCCATCCTGAAACGCTTTACCGCCAAGAGCAACACCGACCAGACGCAATTCGCTGACATCAGCGACGCCGTCGCCACGCTGGCCGCCCACGTCAATACCCAGGACGAACAATTCGCCGCTGCCCTCGAGCAAATCACCACGCTGGAAACCGCCCTCAAGAAATCGACTGACGATTTTGCTGCCTTCAAGCAGCAAGTCGATGTCACCGACGCCAAGTCAGAAAAGCGCCCAGCCGCCACCGGCGGCGCCAGCGACGTGGAAACCGATTTCTAAGCCACGGTTTCCCGTTTCGTTTCCATTCCCAATACAGTTAGGAGTTACCCCGCATGCAAAAGCAAACACGCTTGGCCTTTCAGAAGTACACGCAACGCCTGGCGACACTGAACGATACCGGCAGCGTTGCCGACACCTACAGCGTTACGCCGTCTGTCCAGCAGAAGCTGGAAAACAAGATCCAGGAATCCAGCGAGTTCCTCAGTAAAATCAATGTCATCGGCGTCACTGAAATGGAGGGTGAAAAGCTGGGCCTCGGCATTTCCGGCCCAATTGCCGGCCGCACCAATACCGACAAGGCCGACCGCAAGACCCGCGACCTGTCGACTATGGATAGCCAACGCTATCGCTGCGAAAAGACCAATTTCGATACGCACATCAAGTATCAAATGCTGGACGCCTGGGCCAAGTTTCCCGATTTCCAGCAGCGCATTGCCAACAACATCCTGCAACGTCAAGCGCTGGACCGCATGGTGATCGGCTTTCACGGTGTCAGCGTGGCCGCCGACACCGATATCGACAAGAATCCCATGCTGCAGGACGTGAATAAGGGCTGGCTGCAGCACTTCCGCGACGCAGCCCCGCAACAGGTCATGCACGAAGGCAAAAAGAGTCCCGGCAAAGTTGTCATCGGCACCGGTGGTGACTACGCCAATCTGGACGCCGCCGTCTACGACGCCATCACCATGCTGGAACCCTGGTATCAGAAAGACGCCGGCCTGGTCGCCATCGTGGGCCGCGATCTGCTGCACGACAAGTATTTCCCCCTGGTCAATACCAAGCAGGCGCCGACCGAGACGCTGGCGTCAGATATCGTCATCAGCCAAAAACGTATCGGTGGCTTGCCGGCGGTCACTGTCCCGTATTTCCCGGACAACACGATCCTGATCACCCGTTTTGACAATCTGTCGATCTACTGGCAGTTGTCGGCACGTCGGCGCCGAGTGGTCGATGAAGCCAAACGTGACCGTATCGAGAACTACGAATCGTCCAATGACGCCTATGTGGTCGAGGAATTCGGTCTGGGCGCCGTCATCGAAAACATCGAACTGGTGCCGGCATGACACGCGAACTCTCTCCCGCCCAGCGCCACAAGGCCCGTGTCCTGGCTGAACGCGCCGCCGCCGATGCTTCGCCAGGTGGCGTTACGGGCGGCACGGCCTACGAGTTGATGCTCTACAAACTGGCGAACGACTGCCGCAATTTGAAGCTGATCCAGTCCGTGTCCAAGAAGATCGAGCGCAAGGCGGTATTGCTGCCGGAGTACCAGGACTGGATCGACGGCGTGCTGGCCGCCGGCAAGGGTGGCCAGGATGATGTCTTGACTACGCTGCTGGTGTGGCATATCGACGTGGGCGACTATGCGCGTGCGCTGGACATGGCGCAGTATGCGGTAGAGCATGAACTGACCTTGTCGGATCAGTACAGCCGGACTATTCCCACCATGCTGATGGATGAATTTGCCAGCGCGTATTCCGGCGGCAATCTGGCCGAAGATCCGGTACAGGCGGTCGCCGTCCTGACACAGGTCGCCGCACTGACTAACCATTGCGACGCACCGGACCAAGCGCGGGCCAAGCTCTACAAGGCAACGGCTTACGCCATGATCGCCGTCATGGAGCTAACAGGCAGCGACCAACTGACGGTGACGCAGATCCCGCAGGCAGAACAAGCGCACGGACTATTGCAAAGCGCCTTGAAACTGTTCCCTGGTGTGGGCGTAAAACAGGTAATGGAGCGTTTGCGCACGCGCATTGCTGCCGCCGCACCGTAACCGAGCACCCCTGGCGCACGGCGGCGCGGGTCGATGAAGAAATAACCTGGTTATGCCCCTTCTGACGCCCGCCCACCGCCGACTACCGAGAACCCATCTATGAGCTTTATTGCAAATGCCCCGCCCACTGCCGGCGGCGGCAATGTCCCATTACCGGAAATCGGCACCATCGAGAATGACGGCTGGTATCCCGATATCGTCTTGCAGCATGCACGGGAAGCGGTACGTCTGGACGGCACGGTCACTACACCGCGCCTGACGGAAGCGCTGGTCGCCGCCGTCTTGCACGTCAATGGCGAACTGCGCGACTGGAAGCGGGAGCAGATCGGCGCCGGTTTCTTGTCGCTGGCCGCCGTACCGGCAGATCGTATCAATCGTGAAAGTGAGCTGATCACCCATTATCGCCGGGCCGTCTACTGCACAGCTAAGGCGGATCTGATCGAGCGCTATCGGGATTACGACAGCACCGCCTCGTCGCTTTCCGACAAGAAGACCATGGAGGCATTGGACCAGGCGCCTATCGACCAGCGCCGCAATGCACATTGGGCGATTGCCGACATCCTCGGCCGCACTCACGTCACGGTCGAACTGATCTGATGCAAGTTCGCGCCCAACAGCAAGACACGCTGGATCTGCTGTGCTGGCGTCACCTGGGCGCCACCGCCAACGTGGTCGAGGCAGCGCTTGATCTGAATCCCGGCCTGGCCGATCTGGGGCCAATCCTGCCGCACGGCCTCTTGGTCACCCTGCCAGAACCTACCGCAACCCCCACTAAAACCGCCCAAATCGTGAGCCTTTGGGACTGAAACGGAGCATTTATTTATGGCAGACCCCAGCACTACTACCCTCATTACTACCACTGCCGCCGGCATTGGGTTGACGACGCTCTTTCCTGGTATTGATGGCAATGCACTAATCGGCGCATTCGCCGGCGCCACCCTGGTGGCGATTTCCAGCAAAAACCTGCCAGTGTTGCAGCGCCTGGCTTATATGGCAATCTCGCTGACCATTGGTTATCTGGCTGCGCCAGAGGTCATCAACAACACCCCGTTGAAACAATCCGGTGTGGCCGCCTTTGTCGCGTCGGCGGCGGCCATTGCGCTGACGCTGCACGGCATCGAGCTAATTAAAACCATCGAGCTGCCCGCGTGGCTGCGCAAGGGAGGCGGCCATGACTAAATTACTGACCGTATTGGCGCTGCTGTCTTATGCCAGTGCTTGTATCCGGCTGCTGTGCTACCGGCGCGGCAGAGCCAACTACCGGATTCACATCTCCCTCATCGCATGGCTGCTGATCGTGGCCACCGGCACCTGCGCCCTGGAGATCCTACTCGGTCACGGTCACCCTTCGCTCGGCCAGGCCGGTATCGCTCTAACTTTATGTGTCCTGGTGCTGCGCGCCCAGGGCAACGTCGCCAACATCATCAAGGACGTCAATGACAACATCACTTACTGACCATTTCACATTGGAGGAATTCACGCGCAGCGATACAGCGCGTACGCTCGGTATCGACAACACGCCAGCGCCGGCCATTGTGGTCAACCTGCGGCGCCTGGCACGCTTTAATGAGCTCGTGCGTCTGGAACTACGCGGTGCGCCAATGGTGATTTCCAGCGGCTACCGCTGTCCGGCATTGAATCGAGTTGTTGGCGGCGCCGGCAACAGCGCACACTTGAATGGTCTGGCGAACGACTTTACTGCGCCGGCGTTTGGTACACCGATGGAGATCTGCCAGGCGCTGGAAAAGTCCTACCTGCAGTTCGATCAGCTGATCTATGAGCGCGCCGGCTCTGCCATCTGGGTCCACCTGGGGATAGCTGCGGAAGGAGTAGCACCCCGGCGCCAGGTGCTGACCATCGACAGCAAAGGTACAAGGGCCGGCCTATGGCGGTGATCGTCAAAAGCCTGATCGCGGCGCTATTGGCCACCGCCCTTGGCGCGGTGATCTATATCCAGCGTGACGCCCTGAACGCGGCCAGGGAACGCGTCAAACGTGCCGAGCAGACCGTCCGTGACCAGGACAGCACGATCAAGACGCTGACTGATACGGCAGCCAAAACCAGGCGCGCTGCCGCCAAACTGCAAGCCACCAATGACCACATTGCTGCGACCCTCACCGAACGAGAAAATCTGATTGAAAGTCTTCAACATGACAATGCCACGATACGTAGCTGGGCCGATACTCCTTTGCCTGATGCTATTGCCAGGCTGCGGGAGCGTCCCGCCGCCACCGGTGCTTACCATCAACGCCTGCCCGACAATCAGCCGGTGCAGTCTGCCGGCGACGGCGCCTAGGACTAATGGCGCGATGAATCTTTCTCTGGAGCGCACCGAGGCGGCCTGGGCGGTTTGTGCCGCCAAGGTGGATAGCGTGGTCGATTGTCAGGAGGACACCGAGCGTGTACAAGCCCAAAAGTCTTAGAGAACACTTAACCGCGGCGAATCCCGATTTGCAGCAAAATCCCGATAAGCTGCTAGTGTTTGCCGATGCAGGCAATACAGTGGCCACCGGTACGGCATCCCTGTCGTTTGAATACCGGTACAAGCTCAATATCATCATCACCGACTACAGCGGTGATCCGGACGCCATCATGGTGCCGCTCTTGGCATGGGTGGCCATCCATCAGCGCGACTTGCTGGACAACGCCGAGCTGCGCAAGACCGGCATCGGCTTTGATGTGGATTTCAATAATCACGAAACCATAGACCTGTCGATCAATCTGGCGCTGACCGAACGCGTCGTCGTCAAACGGGGTGATGCCGGCCGGCTGGATGTCCGGCATCCGGCAGAGCCGCAGCCGACACCGGAATATACAAACGAATTCTGGAAGCTGTACGCCGGTGACTCTCTCATCGCCGAGTGGCATGTCCCGCAGGATCCGTCATGACTGATGACCTACGCGCTCTTGAAACGTGGGCCGACGTGCTGCTGGCCAAACTGCAACCCGGCCAGCGACGCGTAGTCACGCGCAAGATCGCTCAAGAATTGCGCCGCAGCCAGGTGCGACGTATTGCAAGCCAACAGGCGCCAGACGGTGCGCCCTACACCGCACGCAAGCAGCGTAAAAACCTGCGCGGAAAAAAAGGACGCGTAAAGCGGCAGAAGGCGGCGATGTTTGAAAAACTGCGCAAGACCAAGTATCTGCTGACGGAGAATGATGAAAACCAGCTGTCGGTTGGATTTTTTGAGAAGGTGGTACGGATCGCCCGCGTGCATCAGGAGGGATTGGAAGACAAGGTGTCAAAAAAAGGGCCGGCATATCGCTATCCGGCCCGACCTTTACTTGGATTCAGTGCCACCGATCAGGCATTGATTCGTGATTTACTATTGCATCATCTTGGCAGATTTTGAGAACTAGACGGGGTCACCTACGTTCTGGGTTAGCCGATCGATCAACAGAGGTAGGTCGAAACCGTTAGTTGCGACGGACTTTGGCAGCATATGAAAAGCTCTGGAAGTGCGATATAAAAAAATCCAGTCGCCTTTTTGACGCCACTTCACAATATGATCCCATGGAACGTTTGCAACGGTAGTCGGTGAAGAAAGTTCTATGCCATTGTCAAGAAGTTCGATGGCATGTGTTCCCTGTATGTCTTTGTTTTGCCGATAACCTTTCCGAATAACGTACGGCAAATAAATAAAAATGACTACTCCGAATATAATCAAAATCAATAGGGAATTGAACGCAATATCAAGCCTCGTCCCCGACCCTAAAGAAGACAGTACTGCCGTCACCGCTAGTACCATCATGAAAATCAGACCCCATTGTCGCGGGGAGGACTTTGAAGCCAAATTCATAGCCTGCATATACTCTTTTTCTGAAATTCGAAAGGTAGTTTTCATAATGTTCGTTCGGGAAATTGATTGATGCAATACTGGTATTGTGATTGCTAACTAAATTGATTAATTTCCAGTCTTGGCAGCATCCAATTGCTTCAGAGAGATACGTTGATTCTCATCCGACTGCCATACCACGTTGCTATCCACGGCATACAACCAACACTGAGCGCCTGGTCTCGCTAGGCAAAGAGAAAGTGCCGTCTGCATTGCCTTCGCGTCATCGCTAGTCCAGCCCCACGCGCCATTTGTACCGATGGCAAAAGCTTTTGGTGGAAGGGCTAATAAAAAGGCCATGTACCGCGAACGTGCCTGAGGTCCAACAAAGGGAATGGCCCACACGTCGTTAATACTTGCGAACGACGAGGCCGGCGGAACAAATTTAGATTGCTTTTTGGACGACAAGCCTGGCGAATCTAACGGAGTAATGTCATTGTGAGATGCCGTAGATATCCCGGAACCTGGTGGTGGAAAAACTGTTCCCAATTTATCCAGAATCGCTGTCTCCCAGTTTTTGGCGAATACTGTTGTCGCCAACGCCCGTTTGGACACAACTTCTACCCTCGTCTTATCGTTAGTGCTAGTTGGCTCAATAAACATTGCAACGTTTTCACCGTAGCTAAATGCACTTATTCCCCGCTGGGCAAGAGCATAGCCTTCGCTTTTATTATCTCCTACATAGTCTAGGCCGACGTCTTTAACTATCTTGGGTAGCGCGGTCCAGATCGCGTCCGAAGTCGCGTCATAAACGCGAGCTGTGCCAGTCCCTTTCGCCGACCGTGAATCTGCCAAGGTAGTACAACCGGAGACAGCCAGAGAAACCAGGATGATAAAAAATAAAATAACGCGTCGCATAGTAAATCCCGTTTTTCATTGGATCAAACACGTTCAAATGGTCGGGGACCAATGTCTGTGTGGCTGTTGATTAAAATTACGGTTTATGACAGGTGGAAATTCAAAAATTGATACTGAGCCATGATCCTTGAGAAGACAGCCTGTTGTCCAATAATCTATGTCAGGTATTGCAATATTTTTCAAATAAGATACAGATTTGGGAAATTTTCCTTCCTCAGATCCGTGTGCGACTCCGCGAGAGCCTTCAGAGTGCATTTATGTGCGCTACTCAATAGGCAATAAGTCGAATATCAACCCTCTACCAGGTGCATTGATTCCGGCGAACCGGCAACATGCACCGCATGACTATTGACCGCTCCGAACTGCTGCGCCTACTCCTGAATCTGATCCGTTTCGGCACCATTGCCGAGATCGATCACGATGCCCAGCATGTGCGTGTCAAGGTCGGCAAAAACACCACCACTTGGCGCCCCTGGATCACGGCGCGCGCCGGCGAGACGCAAATCTGGTGCCCGCCATCCCTCGGCGAACAAGTCATCCTGCTGTCGCCTGAAGGCGATTTCAACAAGGCGGCCGTACTGCCAGCCGTGTATTCCGATAAATTCAAAACACCATCCACCAATCCCGCACATCACACCATCCGCTATATGGACGGCACTGTTGTCCAGTACGACAGCAGCAGCCACACGCTGACCGCCACGCTGTCGGATGGCACCAGCGTGACGCTTGCGCCTGGCAAGGTGACCTCCAACGCCGAAGACACGATCTGCACGGGCAACCTGACCGTCGAAAAAAATCTCACCGTCAACGGCTTTGCTGCCTTGAATGCCGGCATGAACGTCAAAGCAGGTAAAGCCGGCGGCGCAGCAGCAATGATCCAAGGCATCATGCAAGCGACCGTGGACGTGATTGCCAGCGGTATTAGCCTGGTCAAGCATCCGCATGGTGGCGTTAAAAAGGGCGGCGATGACACCGAGGGGCCGAAATGACCGGTATGCACGCCCGCACCGGCCGCGCCATGACGCGCATTGCCCATATCGGCCAGTCGGTGATCGACATCATTACGACGCCTGTCGGTTCTCGCGTCATGCGCCGGGACTATGGATCCGATGTGCCCGAATTGATCGACCAGCCCTTGAACGGCGCCACCGTACTACGCCTCTATGCCGCCACGGCGTATGCCATTCTGCGCTGGGAGCCGCGCATACAGTTGACCGGCGTCCAGCTGGAGCGTGGTCAACAAGGCGACGCCACATTGATCCTGGATGGCGTAGCTGACGGCCAGGGCGTGCAAATGTTGGTCCCTGTCAAACAGGCGGGAGCGGTATGAGCACTTCCACCATTGACCTCTCCAAACTGGCACCGCCTACGTTTGTTGAAGCGTTGTCGTTTGAATTCATCCTGGCCGAGATGTTTGCCGACCTGACCGGGCGCGATCCATCCCTGGCCGACATCTCCGAAGCCGATCCCGCCTATAAGGTGTTGGAAGTGGCCGCCTATCGGGAATTGCTGCTGCGCCAGCGCATCAACGAAGAAGGCAAGGCATTATTGCTGGCCTTCGCCGTCGACGCCGATCTGGATCACCTGGGCATCACCTATTACAACGAACTGCGATTGCTGGTCACTGCCGCCGATCCGCACGCAACACCGCCGATAGCCGCAGTCTACGAGGACAACGATAGCTATCGCCGTCGCCTGTTACTCAAGGATGACGGCTACTCCACGGCCGGATCCGACAACGCCTATATTTTTCATGCACTATCGGCCAGCGGCCAGGTCAAGGATGCCTCCGTCTTCAGCCCTTATCCCGGCACCACGATTGTCTATGTGCTCTCGCGCAGCGGCAACGGCGCACCCGATGCGGCCTTGCTGGCGACGGTTGCCGCAGCACTCAATACCGATGACGTGCGTCCCCAGTCCGAAGAAGTGCTGGTGTATCCGGCCATCATCAGGGAATGGGCGCTGGATGCCGATATCCTGACCTATGGCGGGCCAGACCAAAGCCTGGTGCTGGAAGCCGCGTACAAAGCGGTAATTGCCTATATCGCCCAATGCCAGCTACTGGGTTACGACATCACCCTGGACGGTCTCTATGCGGCGCTACGGGTGGCCGGGGTCTACAAAGTCATTCTCCATAGTCCGTTGGAGCACGTGGTCTGCGACGACAGCCAGGCCACCTGGTGCAAGGCGATAGACGTACGTTTTGCGGGGACCGGCAAATGAAACACGTCAAATCCCTCCTGCCGCCGAACAGCCCCCCATTGGAACGGGCGCTAGAGCAGTCGACCGCCCGACTCGCCGCCGTGCCGCTGAACTTGCGCCCGAACTGGAACCCGCGCACGTGTCCGGCCCATTTGCTGCCCTGGTTAGCCTGGGCGCTCGGGGTCGAAGAATGGGATGCGGACTGGCCGGAGGCATTCAAACGGGAAGTCATCGCCACTTCCCGCGCCATTCGCCGCCAGAAGGGTACGCCAGGTGCAATCAAACGGGCGCTGGCAGCGTTGGGCCATCCGAACGCCCAGGTCATCGAGCGCTCGCACAGCATCCGCTATGACGGCAAAGCCCGGTTCGACGGCAGTCGCACCTATGGAGGTAAAACCCAATGGGCCACCTTCAGCGTGATCCTGACCAGGCCGGTGACGATCAAACAAGCCGCCTTGATCCGGCAACGCATCCATAGCGTCAAGCGTAGTTGCTGCCATTTGACCGGGCTGGATTTCAGTACCGCGCCCAACCAATACAACGGCGCTCTCAAGTATGACGGCACCTATACCTACGGCATTGTTTAACAGGACATACATGGCAACCATCAACGAACAGGACATCTGGGAAGAAACGATCTATGAGATCGCCACCACCGACGATGTCGTCGGCGGCCCAGGCGGCATCGCCAACCGGCAGGCGCACCAGCTGGCAAACCGGACATTGCACTTGTCGACCGGACTGAGTACGACCATCAGCAGCACCGGGACGCTCTCCACGTCGGTATCGTCCGCACTCAGCACCACGGTAAGCAACATTGCCGCACTGTCGACCTCGACCGGCACGGGCTTAAGCACCGCCAGCAGCAACATTACTTCGCTATCCACTGCGACAGCCATGCAGACCGCCAATGCCGCTCCCGTTGGCGAAGTCGCCTACTTTGCCAGTGCGGCATTGCACGCCGGATGGTTGAAGGCCAACGGCGCGGCCGTCTCACGCACCACCTATGCCGATCTGTTTGCCGCGATAGGCACAATCTATGGCGCTGGAGACGGTAATAAAACATTCCATCTGCCCGATCTGCGCGGCGAGTTTATACGGGGCTTCGATGACGGGCGCGGGATTGACGTCGGCCGTACTTTCGGATCGGGGCAAGCGGAAGACTTCCGGCTGCATAACCACGGCCCGAGCGGCATTGTGTCGGCCTCGGGCAGCGTGGCAGGTAGTGTCGATGCCGGGATCGCCCTGGGCGGCTCCAACTTTTGGAAATCCACCACCACGGCAGCAACAGGCGGGACGGAGACGCGTCCGCGTAACTTGGCCTTGCTTGCCTGCATCAAATATTAGGAACGAGGCTGACATGACAAAGATGATTTACAACTTTAGCCAAAGTACCGGCGAACTGTTGAGCACCAGCCAGGCGGATATCTCTCCGCTCGATCACGAGGTGGTGTACCTGATCCCCGCCCATGCCACCGACAGCAAGCCGCCGCAAGCGGGATCGCAGGAAATCGCTGTCTTCGCTGAGGGTCGCTGGAAGCTCTGTCCCGACTGGCGCGGCGTCGCCCTGTATCACACTGTAGACGGCAGTCCGTTGGACATTCCCCATATTGGCGACACACCCGATGGCATACAAGCGACAGCATTGCCGCGTCCTTCGCAGGATCACGTCTGGAACAACGGCCAATGGCAGTTCGACCTGGACAGGCAAACCGCCCGTCTGATGCTGGAGGCGATGGCGCAGCGCGACACATTACTGGTTCTTGCCACCACAAAAATGGCCCCCTTGCAAGACGCCATCGATCTGGACGAGGCGACCAAAGCAGAAGCCGCATTGCTCAAGCGTTGGAAACAATACCGCGTGATCTTAAATCGCATCGACACGCAAGACGGCTTTCCGGCAGCGATTGCCTGGCCGGTATCGCCCGCCGCCTAATTCTCTTCACCCCTTACACGACAGGAGTCTCATTTGCCTACCGATTACCACCATGGCGTGCGCGTCATCGAAAAGAACGAGGGCACACGCCCAATCCGCACCATCAGCACCGCCGTCATCGGTTTGATTGCCACCGCCGAGGACGCCGACCCGGCTGTTTTCCCGCTAGACACGCCGGTCCTCTTGACCAACGTCATCGCTGCAGCGGGAAAGGCCGGCAAGAAGGGAACCCTGCGCCGGGTTCTGGACGCCATCGGCACCCAAACCAAGCCGTTCACGATTGTGGTGCGCGTGGCCGAAGGCAAGGACGAAGCGGAAACCACGTCTAACGTGATCGGCACCACCACTGCTAGCGGCAAGTACACTGGCATCAAAGCGCTGCTGGCTGCGCAAAGCCGCCTCGGAGTCAAACCGCGGATTCTCGGCGCGCCTGGCCTGGACACCAAGCCGGTCACAAACGCTCTGGTCAGCGTCGCTCAGCAAATGCGCAGTTTCGTCTATGCGGCCGCACACGGCTGCATGACCAAGGAAGACGCGGTCCTGTACCGCAAGGATTTTGGCCAGCGCGAACTGATGCTTATCTGGCCCGATTTTGTGAACTGGGACACTGCCACCAATGCCGAAGCGTCCATGTCGGCGGTGGCCTATGCCCTCGGCCTGCGCGCCAAACTGGATGAGGAGATCGGATGGCACAAGACGCTGTCGAACATGGTTGTCAACGGCCCGACCGGTATTTCCTCGGATGTGTTCTGGGATCTGCAGGATCCGGCGTCCGATGCCGGCTACCTGAACAGCAAGGAAGTCACCACCCTGATCAACAGCGGCGGCTTCCGCTTCTGGGGTTCGCGCACTTGCGAAACGCCGGAATTTTTCTACTTTGAGAACTACACCAGAACAGCGCAAGTGTTGGCCGACACCATCGCCGAAGCGCATATGTCCTATGCCGACAAGCCCCTGCACGCGTCGTTAGTAAAGGATCTGGTGGAAAGCATCAATGCCAAATTCCGCGACTTAGTCAAACAGGGTTATCTGATCGGCGGCAGCGCCTGGTGCGATGAACAATTCAACAGCAAAGAAAATTTAAAAGACGGCAAGCTGACCATCGACTACGACTACACCCCGGTACCGCCGCTGGAAAACCTCATGTTCCAGCAGCGCATCACCGACCGTTACCTGGCCGACTTCGTCGCCCAGGTCAATTCCTAATCCATCTGACCTGCATCGGAACCATCCATGGGACTCCCTAAAAAACTGAAGGACTTCATTCTCTTCGACAGCGGCAACGCCTATAAAGGTGAAGTGGCGGAAGTCACTCTACCCAAACTCTCCCGCAAGATGGAAGAGTACCGCGCCGGCGGTATGAGCGGCCCAGTGTCGGTCGATCTTGGTAACGAAGCCATTAACCTGGAATGGAGCGCCGGCGGTATTCTGATCGGCGCCTTGACCCAATACGGCGCCAGAAGCCACAACGCCACCCAGCTGCGCTTTGCCGGTGCTTACGAAAATGATGATGACGGCTCCATCTCGGCCGTCGAAATCGTCGTCCGTGGCCGGCACAAGGAAATCGACATGGGCAACGCCAAGGTCGGTGATGACACCACCCACAAATACACGACCGCCTGCAGCTACTACAAGCTGACCATCGACAACAAAGTCATCTTCGAATTCGACTTCATCAACGGCGTCGAAATCGTGGACGGCGTCGACCGCAACGCGGGCATCCGCCGTGCCATCGGCCTGTAACGCGGCAACGTTAACAGCACCCCCCTTTTTATTTTTCACTTTAAAGAGCACAACACCATGACCAAACAAGTACAAGCTGCCATTTCCTCAATCGCCGCCGGCGTCTATAAAACCGTACAACTGGATGAACCGATTGTGCGTGGCGACACCACCATAACCGAAATCCAGATCCGCAAGCCCAAGGCGGGCGAACTGCGCGGCCTGTCGCTGACCGAAGTCGGCAACCTCGATGTCTCCGCCCTACAACGCGTCTTGCCGCGTGTGACCGTGCCGACGCTCACCGCACAGGACGTCGCCAATCTGGACCTGGCCGACTTGATGGCGCTGGGCGCCGAGGTGGCCTATTTTTTGGTGAAGAAAGCAGATCGTCAGGCGGCTTACCTCAATTCGTAGAAGACGCCATGGCCGACATTGCAGTGGTGTTTCACTGGCCACCGCAGGCCATGGACGAATTGGAGTTGACAGATTTGATGGCCTGGCGCGAACGCGCCAGGGTGCGCAACGGAGCGGATGAGTAATGTATGAGTGACAAGCAGTTACGGTTACAAGTGGTGTTTGCCGCCCTGGATAAACTTACCGCGCCGTTGAAGAAGATCAGCAGCGAATCCACGGCGCTGGGTAAGGCGATGAAGGCGACCAATGACCGTCTCAAGGAGCTGAATACGCAGCAGCGTGACCTTGGCCGTTTCCGAGAGCTGCATAGCGGCCTCGGCACCACCACAGCCAAATTGCGGGACGCGCAGCAGCACGTCAATGCACTTGCCCGCCAGATGCAGCAAACGGCACAACCTACCCGCGCCATGACGCGGGAATTCAACGCCGCCGTCAAATCCGCCGGCAATCTGAAACGCGCCGGCCAGCAGCAAAGCGAACAACTACAGGTGTTGCGTGACCGGCTATCCGGCGCCGGCATCGGTGCCGGTAACCTCGGCACCCATGAGCGGCGGCTGCGCACCGATATCGCTGCCACCAATCTCCAGCTGGCCGAACAGCAAAAACGTCTGTCTTCCATCGCTTCACATCAACAACGCGTAGCCGGCGCCCGCCAGCACGCCGACAAGGCGCGTGCCGTCGCCGGCCATGTCGCAACGGCAGGCATTGGCGCCACAGTCGCTGGCGGCGTCATGGGCGTGCCGATCGTGGCCGGCGTTAAAGAGGCGAAGCACTACCAGACCGAACAGGCCCGTATCACCGGTCTGGGCCTGGGGCCCAAGGTCAGCGCCGACGCCGAGAAATACGCCCGCAACCTGCAAACCTACGGCACCAGCCATAACGAGAACCTGGAGCTGGTGCGCGACGCCATGTCCGTATTTGGCGATCTGCCGCATGCGCAGATGGTCGCACCCTTGCTGGCCAAGATGAAGTTCGGCAACAAGGCCATGTACGGCGAAGAGTCCGGCGCAGAGAACGACCGCAAGTTCATGGACATGCTGAAAGTGATCGAAACGCGGGGTGGCGCCAGCAGTTACGACAAATTCCACGAGCAAGCCAACATGGTGCAGAAGGTCATCTCTGCGACAGGCGGCCGCGTCGGCCCCACCGAATGGCTCAACCTCATTAAAACCGGCGGTATCGCCGCCAAGGGCCTGGACCAGAAGGCGTTTTACTTCGAGCTGGAGCCGCTGGTGCAGGAGTTGGGCGGCTTCGGCGTCGGTAACGGCCTCATGTCGAGCTACAACAATCTGTACCAGGGCCGCACCAGCAAGCGGGCCGCCATGAATCTGGACCGCCTGGGGCTGATTGGCGACCACACCAAGGTCAAACACGACAAGGTCGGCCAGACTTCCCAGCTCAATCCCGGCGCGCTGCTTGGCGCAGATCTGTTCAAGAAGAGCCAGTTTCAGTGGATGGAACAGGTCTTGCTGCCGCAGTTGGCCAAGCACGGCATTACCGAAGAAAAGCAGATCCTCGACACCATCGGCAGTCTATACACCAACCGCAAGGCCGCTGATCTGATGGCCAACATGGTGCTGCAGCGCGGCATGATCCACAAGAACATGAAACTGAACGCCGGCGCCTACGATATCGACCAGATCGACGCCCTGGGCCAACAACAAGCCAGCGGCAAAGAACTCAATGCCGCCGCCAAGCTGGCCAACTTGAAACTGACCATGGGTGAGAAGATCCTGCCGCTGTACATCCAGGGCATCGAGCTGGCGACCGGCGCCCTGACACGCCTGACCAGCTTCATGGAACGCAACCCGACTATCGCCAAAGCGATGATTGTGGGCCTGGGCGCCGTCGCCGCCATTCTGGTGGTACTCGGTCCCCTGATGCTGGGCCTGGCCGCCCTGATCGGCCCCTACGCCATCCTGACGGTATTGTTTGCCAAGATGGGTCTTTCCGGCGGCGTGCTGACGCCGATCCTGCGCGGTATCGGGTCAGCTTTCCTCTGGCTGGGCCGTGTTCTGCTGTTTGTTGGCCGTGCCTTCCTGTTCAATCCCATTGGCCTGGCCATCACTGCCATCGCAGTCGCGGCCTATCTGATCTACCGCTATTGGGAACCGATCAAAGGCTTCTTTGCCGGTCTCTGGTCCGAAGTCAAAGCAGCATTCGACGGCGGCATCCTGGGCGTCAGTGCATTGCTACTGAACTGGTCGCCGCTTGGTCTGTTCTACCAGGCGTTTGCCGGCGTCATGAGCTGGTTCGGCATCGACATGCCAGCCAAATTCACCGACTTTGGCACGAACATCATGCAAGGACTGGTCAACGGCATCACCGGCGCAATGGGCGCCGTCAAGACAACCATGTCGAACGTCAGCGACAGCGTGGTCGGCTGGTTCAAAGAAAAGCTGCGCATCCATAGTCCAAGCCGCGTGTTTGCCGAGCTGGGCGACTTCACGATGCAAGGTTTGACGGTCGGCCTGCAGCGCAGCGAAGGCGAACCACTCGGACAAGTCGGCGGACTGGCCAAGCGCCTGACCCAGCTCGGCGCCGGCATGGCCATCGGCGCGGCCACCATGCCGGCGCTGGCCTTCGATACCCGCCCGCCCATGGCGCCGCGTGCAGCGGGTGCCGGAATGGTGATCCAGGGCGACACCATCCAGATCACGATTCAAACAACGCCAAGCATGGACGAGCGTGCCATAGGCCGCGCCGTGGCGCAAGCCATGGAACAGCGCGACCGGCAGAAAGCGGCGCGGCTCCGTTCCAGCCTGTCCGACTACAACGAATAAGGAATTCACCAATATGATGATGGCCCTGGGCATGTTCGTCTTTAGCCTGCCGACCCTGGCCTACCAGGAATTACACAGGCAGACAGAATGGAAGCATGCGAGCACGTCACGCGTCGGCGCCCGTGACGCCCACCAGTTCACCGGCAAGGGTGACGACACGGTCACTTTGTCCGGTTGGATTGCCCCGGAACTGACTGGCAGCGTCTATTCGCTCGACGCGTTACGGCTGATGGCCGACACCGGAAAATCGTGGATCCTGATTCTGGGGACGGGCCGCATTCTCGGCTCCTTCATTATCACCAACATGACCGAGGGCCGCACGCACCTGGCGCAGGATGGCGACGCTGGCAGAATCGAATTCACCATCGCCCTAAAGCGTACCGACGAATCGGTGCTGGGCTTGCTCAACACCCTGGGCGACTTAGGCAGCATCAAAAACATGCTCAGCCTGGAAGGCATCGGCAACAGCGTGAACAACGCCATCAACACCGGCAGATCGACGCTAAACAACGTCACCAACAGCGTGCGGAGCTTGTTTTAAAGCACCGCGCAGTGTGATTTTTTATGAAAAGAGAGGAACAAAAATGCAACCACGTCCAGCGATTGCTTACAAAAAATTTGATGTAGAAGTTTTCAATTCGAAGCAAGGCACTCGTCACCCGCTAAACGACAGAGAGGTCTACGCATGGGCAATCCGCGTGCTGCAAACACTGGACGGATTAACCCATGCTGAAATCCGTCATGTCCTGCGACAGACGGACGTGGTACTCAACAATGCAACGATACTGGATTGTTCATCTAGCGATTTTCAAGAAGTCTTGAAAGAATACTGTCCCGCTTAGCCTCCATCATGTCGTAGGCCATGAACAGATATTTATCGATATCGTGACCATAGCCTTCCGCCACTTTGACGGCTTGAATTTCATGTGCCAGGGTCAGTGCTTGCGCTACCAATATTGCTTCGAGCAGTTCCGTGTTTCTATCCATTAGTGATTAGTGCTTTCTGTAAGGTGAATGAAAAATGCAGAATGAGAGTCTGCCAGGCCATTGTAAACAAACAGAAAGCATTTCATTGCCTAATTCACAATGACCTATCCAATACCCGCCTTTAAAATCACCCTCGACGACCAGGACATCACCGCCAAGTTTGCACCGGGCCTGGTCAACCTCTCATTGACCGAATGCCGTAGCGACAACGCCGATGAGTTGACCATCACCTTGTCCGATACAGACGGCCAACTCGCCATCCCGCCGAAGGGCGCCAGAATCAATGTGCAGATCGGCTGGGCCGATTCCGGCCTGGTCGACAAAGGTATCTTTACCGTAGACGAGATCGAGCATAGCGGCGCGCCGGATGTGCTGACCTTGCGCGCACGCACGGCAAGTCTGATTGATACTTTCCGGGAGGTACGCGAGGACAGCTACAGCAACACCACCCTTGGCGCCATCATCGAGCTGATCGCATTCAAGCAACAGCTCATGGCCGGCGTCTCCGATGCGCTGCGCAATATCCCTGTAAAACACATCGACCAGACCCGCGAGAGCGACGCCGCCTTCCTGCGCCGTCTTGGCAAAAAATACGATGCGGCCGCCACCGTCAAAAACGACACCTTGATCTTTGTGCCAGCGGGCCGCAGCAAGACCGCCTCCGGACAAGATTTGCCGGTGATCCAGATCACGCGCCAGCTGGGTGACAATCACCGCTTCCATAGCGCCGAGCGTGACAGCTACAGCGGCGTACGCGTGTTCTGGTATGACGAAAAGCACGGCCTGCGCCGCAGTGTGGTTGCGGGCTTGCCAGGCAACAGCAAGCGGCTGCGTACCACCTATGCCGACGAAGCCGACGCCCGCACGGCGGCGCTTGCGGAATGGGGCCGCATCCAACGTGGCACATCCAGTTTTGAACTATCGCTGGCGCTCGGCGTTCCGGCATTGATGCCGCAGTCGCCGGTAACGGTGATGGGATTCAAAGCCGCAATCGATAGCATGGATTGGCTGGCATCCAAGGTGACGCATAGCATCGGTGACGCCGGCTTTACCACGCGCATCGAGCTGGAGACGCGCACGGAAGAGGCCGAGGTCGAGCGTGAAGATGCGGTAGATCCGGATCCGGGCATTACCGGCGTGATTGCCAAATGGCGTAACGCGGTCACGAAAAAATCCGGTCAGGAAATAGCGCCGCTAACAGGTGAGGGTAAGCATGTGAAGCCGTTGGCCGGCGCGACTGGCAATCCGAAAACACTAAATCACATTTATGCCAGCAAACAGGCCGCCCGACGCGCAGCACAAGGGGAATGGGAACACATTGTGGCGCGGCGCGACATCATCAAGGAAAATAACGCTACTTAAGGGAGAGTCAGTAGTTATATATCTGCGACAAGCTAGAATGATTTTTCGTTCAATAATGGACGCATCATCAGGGAGAAAAAATGAAACCTATTGTTGAAGAAATACAGGCAATTTTAAAGTTAGTCATTGATTCGGCTAAGTTAATACTGGCAATCGGCGTAGTTCTCGTATTCGTATATTGTTTTTCTGAGGGGTTTTCGATTACCGGCCTTAGTATCAGTGACGTTTTTCTGTTCACCTATGTCGCATTTTCGTTTTCGGCAATTTATACCATCGGGATTATATTTGGCGGCTTCACAACGCTTTGGTTCATCAATGGCCTTGCTTGGCTCTTCAACAGACGGAAAAACAAGAAAAGCGAAGCTATTGTTTATCCTCTACTGACGGGATACAACACTGTCTCGTTGTTTCTATTTGTCCTCGCCGTGGCTGCAGGAATCTTACTTAAAGTTGATCCTGTGGGTAGACTTAATGCTGACTACAGCACAGCAATTTTTTATTTCATTTCTACTGGATTCTTTGTTTGTCTCATATTTGGTATCAGGATTACAGAGCCAGAAAATGCCCTCTCAAAAAAAATGGGAGTGCTAATTGTCCTGCTGGTCGCCATAGCGTATATAGTGCTTATTCACCCAGCATTACTCAATTTGACGATGAGTCAAATGGGGATCCGCTCTAAATCTTCAGACGTCATCTTACTGGACAGCGAAAGTTATAAAAAGACGATTTCTGTAGCTAAACTCTATGGCATTCCCGTCAAGGCATGTCAGATTCCCGGGCAATCAACTTGGGTTGTCGAGCACTTGAATGTGATTTGGAATTTTTTCGGTGATAAGAGTTATTTAGAGATATTTCAAGTGAATCAAAACACGGGAAATATTTTCAAAAGCAGACAGTTTTTTGTTCCTAAAACCGGAGTGGACATCATTCGGGGTGGTAATCAAGACCTGAGGTGTCCAATGTCCGATATTAAATAGCGTTGGTCGGCCAAGCCGAATGCTGTCAATTTGATATGCACTCCACATAACGTAAATTAACGAGCGTTGGATGATTCCGCTGATGCATTAAACTCGACTATTATGAATGTTTCAATTCCGGGGAGGGATAAGTGATAGCTGAAAAATGTTATTGGTTGCTATGTTTTGTTCCGCTAGAGACAACCCCCACGCCGAAGATATTTGGATTCGCAGAATTCATTGCCGCAGTGGCGTTGTTGGCCGTGGTCTACACGATTACTGACGTGCGTTATAAATTCAGAATTGCAGTGACTCCTGGTTGGATGTACATCAGCACTTTCTATTTGATTGGGGTCGTCGGCTTGCAAACACTTCTAACAGAAGTTTGGATGGCCGCTCACTGGTGGGTTCCCAAGACAGTTGATTGGCTCACTCGTACTACCTGGCAAGCTGCGTTTGGACTTCTGTTTCTTGGCACGTTCTTGACTTGGATGTATTACGCATTTATCCGCCCCCCTATTTTTGGGAGGCGCAACGCTGCTAGATTCGCGATGGAGCTGTATCGATATATTTTGCGGGGTAATGACGAAGAGCTTAAGGTGATCGCCAATGAATTGGCGAGATCCGCTGCTGCATTGATTAAACATTCGAGGGAAATAGTCCCTCCCCCGCATAACGAGAAAGAATCTGCAGCGACATCTTCAAGAAGGGCTAAGGCATGCGACTATGCTTTTGATATCTTACTACTGATTGCCAATCGCAAATTCTGTCGGCAAATTGTTGCCACGTCTCCAGTCACCGTGCTGGCATTCTTTCGCGCAATAACTGAGACTGGAAAATTTTCAGTCCCAGTGGGGCAATTTTCCCGCAACATTTCTAGCGAAGCGATTCTCCAAAAGGGTTCGTTCTTATATGGCGAGACAGAAGGATATGACTCCGGGCTTCTTGGGTATATAAAACCAGTTAGCCAAGCGCTTTACAGTAACTATGCACTGATAGAACAAGTGGGACGCACAGGCTCTTCTCCGTTAGATATCTACTATGACGAACAATGGACATGGGATGCCAAACAATGGGGAGGCTTCTGTCGCGCAGCACTCATTTCTTTGAAAGGAAGCTTTGTAACTGGATCGATAGCAGAACCTACGATGGTTTTGAATCGTGCCCTGAATTCGATGGAGTCAGCTTATCGGGATTTGCATCAATTAGATGGTAAGTCATTTGCATATGAAAGTGGTGTTGGTGCACAGCTTAGAACAATTGTCGATTTTGTGAAAAAAGCTATCGACATCCTCGAGCAAGCACCCAATCCACCGACGCCAATACGCCAGAGAAAAAACAAGCACATTGGCAAGAACATTTATGATCACATTGCCGATTTGCTTTACAACATTTGCCGCGCCGCAGCCGGTATGAAAGCGCCATCAAATGACAGTTGGTCAATTCAGTACGTGGTAGTTTGGAGTGCTATATTCGAACGCTTCGACAATCGACGTGTCCGGAAAATCATTCAATGCAAAGTCCGTCGTCTTTTGTACGACCAAATCGAGTATCTTGCGACCTTTCCCAACTACGAGGGGGCTGCTATTCTTGGCTATTGTCTCAATATGCTTGGGCTGACGTCGCCTGAAAATAGGAACGGGATATATAGAGTCAGTTACCCATTGACGAAAACAATTCATTCTTGGACCCGCCGGAATTATTTATGGCTGCAGAAAGAGTGTCCGGCAGTTGCCGATAATATTTTATGCGGCGACATCAGTTTTGAACGGGCACGTGACTACGTGAATCTCGAGGATGGTCTTCCGATGAATGTGCATGTTCCAAATCGATTGGTATTGACTGCAAGACACGGAATGAGCCGTGAACCTCGAAAGTACTATTTGAACCTTGACGTACCGGTCGCACCACCAATCAATATTAAATGAGGAAAAATGAGAGCTAAAGGTCAGACCTTCCAATGATGCGCTGGCGAAATCACAGATCGAGATCATCGGTTCAAGCTTGCGAGATCTTATTTATCATTGCAAAACCTGTTCCCACCGTTATCGAGCAGGACTAGTTGCCATTACTGGTGGAAAACGTAATCTTGGGCGGCGTCTCAATTAGATGATGACTCTTAATTCTTTTCGCAATCAACGCTGCGCTATCAATGGAAACTTCAATTTTTGTGAGCAAGGAAATTATTAAGAGAGTTTCGATAAACTTCGCTTTTTTTTCAATTTCGCATTCCTCCGGCTCGACTTCGTTGGCATGAGTCAAATCATTTCTCAGCTTGCATATGGGGCCGATGTTGGAGGGACCGTATATCCATTGCGAGAGAAGATCAGGAGAGATTTTTTTGATAAACCTAACTATACAACCTTCCGTGTTCAGCTTTGATCGATTTAGACCAACCAATCTGTTCAATAGCCGCTCAACATTCTTTCGATCACCAAAATGGCTGACTAGAAATGGTGTGGCTCGTTCAATCAAAGCTAAAAGCTTATTTTCTGACAAAAACGACTCTTCCTGAGAACAAAGTTTTTCCAATAAGCGAAAAAATCCCAAAAATCGCTCTTCCGGATTCTCCATTTCGCGGTACTTGATGTATTTTTTAAAGTGCATCTTTTCCGCAGCGGCCAAATTGAAATATATTGAAAATGAATCGAGTGGAAATTCTGGGAGACCAAAATGATCGATGCGCAAATTTCTCCCTAAAGGAAATAGCGGGAAGTCGCGATTACTATCTCTTGATATCGCACGTGGAAAATACAATGACAGACCCGGTATGCGTTCATGTAAAGTTGTGAGCTTAACCCTGTTTAGGTCTAGCGCCTTGCCTAGCAAAAATGAAAACAAGGTTTCTAGCTCATTGACATTTTCAATGATTTGATCTGCGGTTTTTTCTTCTTCGAAGGAAAGAGAAAGCGCTGGCGGATATCTCAATCCCAAGTTAAACGCTTCAACTGAGTGGTGCGTGGAAATACGATAAATGACGCGCAACTCGCCGAGAGCATCTATGGTTTTCTGAAATTCTGAGGGAAGAATTCCGTAACATGGAAAGAGCGTATTGTTAGTATGGTTGCCAACTATTTCGTCCTGGGTGTTCGTATATCCAACCCACTTGGCGATAGATGGAGAGTCGAGCTCAATCCCCAGAAATTTAACATTCCTAGAAATATGTGCACGACTGTAAATGACATGCGATATTCTGTATCGAATTTCGAAATGGGATACTGATTTCGGGTAGCGAGCAATGTGATGAATGTGGCCCCCTTCACCCTTAAGACCTAGTAGCAGAAGCGATCCCGAGAAACTATTGCAAGCGAGTTCACTTAACCCATCCATATCGAGGGTATGCTGGCGATCTTCCGAGATGTCCCCCCTAATGATCAGCGTACACCCCTCCGGAGCAAGCGATAACTCGCCGGCGAAATGGGTTCCATTGTTTTCTATCGTGACTATGAATTGATAACTTTGACTCAGATGGAGTTCGTCAGGAATTCTTTCCATGTTGCAGTTTTCCTATCCGATGTGGATGGTGATTCCCATGTATCTGACAACCCTACGGGCGCTCAGTGGAGCCGCGTCGCAATTGGGTCGCAGCGGCCCAATTGGTCACATTTCAGCATCGCGGCTATGTCGTGACTCTTCTCCCCAATAGGAATGTTTGCCCGGCCCATTCGAAAAACATACTCGATAACTGCCGTTTTGTCTTTTGATTACCGCACCAACAGAATAAAACTGGTTGGCGATTCTGCAGTAACTATCTGGCACTGCTGCGGCTGCTACTGGCGGTTGAAACACAGGCCAATTACCAGTCATCAGTGCTGCCATAAGCGTCATCGTTTGCAACTTAAAGGCCCGTCTCAAGCGTGGAGACGTGTGTGATAACTGCGCCTGTGATATTTGTTCTAACGCAGGCTTGAGAGCATCCAACGCTTGCGACGCCAACAGCACGTTGCCCATCACCAGCTGCCCGATTGTCGCGCCTTCAAATTCGCGCCAGCCGCAAAATCTACTCGCCCAATTTTTTTTTCGTCTTCTTGCCGCTCTTGCCGCCAACTTCAATATTCTGGTCGCCGGCAATATGCTGATCGCCCTGGGTAACGTGTTTTGCTTTGACCTTCCCAAGAAACTGACTACCACTTCGAGGCGTTGCAGTCGGCTTGCTAATTTCCGTTGACGTAGTGCCGACAACATCGAGCATGCCCAGCATATTCACTTTCCCACGCAAGTCCAGTTTGCGAAAACCGGACAGCAATTCTATTTCTTCCGGTGTCATGGCGCTGTTCGAACGCTGTCCAGTCAAAACGTACTGAATATCGCCGCCAGCTAGTGCGAGTGCGGCAAGCGCATCCCCGCCGGGTACTGCCTGACCACGTTCGTACCTGCTCGACATTTCTCTGCGCACACCCATTTGGTCTGCCATTTCCTGCTGGGTAAATCCTAGGCGATCTCGTTCTTCACGTAGTCGCTCACCACAATTCGCGTTAAAAGACACAATATTTCCTTGACTCTGTGCATTTAAGTGCACATAATTACGCCATCCCATAGCGATTACACATCATAACATCATGCAAATATTGCCCAAAATCACCCGGACAGAGAAAGGTGTCACGTCCCAGCCGCTAGGCATTCGACTGGCGCCGGCAGAAGTGACGGAAGTCGAACAATTTGCTTCCCGTCACTCGCAATCTCGCGCCCGCTTTCTGCGCTCTCTCATCCTGCGCGGCCTTGCCGACTACAAACGCGAATTTGCCTCCAATCAATAACCGATAAGGACGTTGCATGTATCCCGACATCAAAAGAATCCGCAATAACCGCATCATGGTGCGCATGGATCACTACGAGCTTGCCATCGTTGAATCCATCGCCAACTACCAGGGCGAGGCTGTTTCCACCATCGTCCGGCAGATGGTTATGAAGGAAGCAATGGCGATCATGGCCGAATTCGATAACGACAGTGTAAGCCGCCGCGTTGCCTAAACCAAGGCAGCAACAAGCAACTTATCAGCAACCGAAAAGCAGCCGAAAAATGCCAGAAGTCCATACGCCGTACGAAGACAAAGATGTCGATTTTCTGGAGACGCTTCGTCAGAAACTTGGATTGAGCGATATCGAACAGGTGACCGAGTGGCTGCTGAAATCACGGATACGCAAGCAGTCCCGCAACATCACCGGCAGAGGCCGCGCTATGCATCTGGTGGATCGGAAGCCGTCATGCGAGTAATCAGCATCCCTTGCCCCCATTGCCATCACCGCGTGCGCGCCGCCAAGAGCCGCACCATGTCGGACATGATGAAAGAGATCACCTATATGTGCCAGAACCCTGATTGCGGCCACGTCTTTGTGGCCAGCCTGGAAGTGCTGCGTACCTTGTCGATGTCGGCGATGCCGAATCCTGATGTGCGCATTCATGTTTCTCAGCATGTGCGCAATGCCTGCGCCAATCAACTGGCGTTGAAGCTGTGAGCTGCCTATGACGAAGACACTTCGTATCCTGTCGCCGCCGTAGTCCCAGCTAGTTCGTTTTACCTCTCGTTGTTACCTGCAGCGCCTGAAACAGGGCGTGTGGGATTCGTTCACCCTGAAATAAGGAAATCATCATGAACAAGCACTTTCATCGCCCCGCATTGACACCGTTATCTGGTGCAACTAGTACGTCGCACCGTGTATCAGCGCTTCCGGAAAATGGCGTCGTAACCGTTCTTTGGGTTGGATTGACCCTCCAGTTCGTCGACAAAATCCAGATTAACCAATTGATCGATAGCGTCCAAAAACTCTGTCAAACCGGTGATGCCGACGACGCGATAAATCACGTTCTTCTCGTTGCAGATGCCAACAATCATGCGCTCTTTCTTGACAGCGCTCATGCTTGCGGTCTCCGCCTCAAGGCGTTGCATCACACGTTCGTCGGTGGTGCCAATCTCGATGGCGGGAATAAGTGCAGTCTTCATAAATCCTTTCAGGTGGGTTCGGAGTCTCCGTTTTGGCCCCAGATCTCGGGGTACATCCGCAAGTATATCCGCAAATCATTGTTAAATTGTCATGTGGAAAGTTTGCGCTGATCATGATCAGAATTCCTCCCATCCTGGCGCCGCCGTAACACCGCTCTAATTCGCTTCATTCTCACTAGTTATCGACCTACAACGCCATCGCCATGGCGTGCGGGATTCGCTCACCCTGAAGAAAGGTAAACCATGTCTCAGCGACTATATTTCTGCCAACTGACACAAATCAAAGTCGGGCCGGTCAAGACGCTCCGCCATCCAGACCCGGCTATCGGGATCTACTCAACACAAAAAATCGTCTTCCATTTCGAGGGAGGAAATACGCAAGAATTGACGCTGGACCTTGAAACCGGCGCGCACGCCCTTGCACTGGGTGAATGCATCACCAATGCAGAGGTGAACGCATGAAAAAATTCCTTCTCGACCTCTGCGTTGTCTTCCTCGGCTGTGTCTTGATCATGGCTGGCCCGCTGTTGAGCGCCGCTGGTGTGATTGGAGGCTAAGCCATGGCCGGATTATCTCAACATGCGCACCAGGACATTGCACAAACGCACCTGCAGCACGCCTATGTCGTTCTCGCCGGCGACAAGGAAAGCATCCGCGCTGCGCATTGGCGGCGCATCTCGCCACGGGTACGCAAGATGATTATGTGGATGGCTAACCTGGACGCCAAGAAAAGCGAGGCTACCTTGCAATCGTTGAGCGCCTTAGAGCGCGGCAAGATGCATTGCGAGGCGCGCCGCCTCATCAAAGAACTGGAACTTGTCTTGCGCTGCGCACAGGGTGGTGAAGTGTCTAGCCAGTTTCCCGCGCCGGGCCACGAATCGGACGGCATCGCCGCAAAGCCATGAGTTACCGCTTTTACTCCACCGATGGCATCACCGGCCTGCCACGGCGCATGGGCCGCGCTTTGCGCGATCTGTTTGTCCGCGATGGCTATCAGAAGCACGAGCACAAGGTCGATGTCATTGACGAGATCTGGACTGAAGACCAATTGCTGCCGCTCGATGCCTCCGATGGCGCGATCTACCGCGCAGCCGACAGCGCCGCCCGCGAGTGCTATCAGCTCTGCGCCGACCTGCAATCGCTGGACGCGATAGTGTCAGCCATACGCGTGGTCTGTGATCGCCTGCAAGTGCCACCGCCGGCAGGCAAAGAAGAGGTCGAGATCATCCGTCGCGCCGTGGATAAGGCGTGGTGGCATCGCGGCATCCGCAAGGCGCATGCGCGCCGCTGCGAGCATATGGCGATACGTCTGGGCTTCACCCACTACCGAGCTGGCCCCTACGTCAGCAACGAAACGGCTTATCGCCAGCGGCGCCGCAATACGCAGAATGCCAAGTTGCTGGCCTCCATCGAATTGCAGAACGAGAAGGGCCAGGTCTACAGCCTGGAAGCGCTGGCCGCATTGGGGACAGCCAACAAATCAATCCGCAAGGGCGAGTTGATGACGCGCATCCGCGGCTTCGAGGAAATTGCCTTTGATCTGGGCCACGTCGGCGTCTTCGCCACCATTACAGCACCGTCGAAGTACCACGCCGTATTGAGCAAGAGCGGCCAGGCGAATCCCAAGTACATCGAATTTGGGGAACCTACGCCACGCGATGCCCAGGCATACCTGTGCGACGTGTGGAAGTGCATACGCTCCAAGCTGCATCGAGATGGTATTCATGCCTATGGCTTTCGCATCGCCGAACCGCACCACGATGGTTGCCCGCATTGGCACATGCTGATGTTTGTGCCGCCAGAGCACCAGGAACGCTACGAGGCGGTCATTACTGCCTATGCGCTGCTGGAAGATGGTAACGAGCGCGGCGCAGAAAAGAACCGCGTGAAACTGGTACGCATTGAAGCCGGTAAAGGCACTGCTGCCGGCTACATCATCAAGTACGTGTCCAAAAACGTCGATGGTGAAAACCTCAATGAGCACTATGTGATCGAAGACGGCCGCAATCACATTGTGGCCGAGGATCTGGTCGGCGACGAATTGATCACGCCGAGCCAGCGCGTGTGCTATTGGGCGCAGACCTGGGGCATCCGGCAATTTCAGCAAGTCGGCGGCGCACCTATCGGCCCATGGCGCGAATTGCGGCGGGTCAAGAGTGAAGTGCTGATCCATGCGCCCGAGGCAGTTAAAGCGGCGTGGGACGCTGCACAGAGTATCAAGGCCACCGAGGTCAACATTGTGGACGGCAAGCGCGTCGAGATCGTCAAGACCATTAAGCAAGCCTCTTTCCGCGACTACCTGCGGGCACAGGGCGGTCCCTTGGTCGGACGTAAGGGCATCGTCAAGATCGCCAAGCGCACCACCATTGTAGAAGGCAAATACGCGACCTATGAGACAGAGAAGCCATGCGGGATCTATCACGCATGGAATCCGAACGCGGTGTATGAATCGGTCCGTTATCAGTGGGCCGTTGTCGGCGCCACGCGTGCTGTTGCCTTTGACGTACCTTGGACTGGTGTAAATAACTGTACGCATAAATCGAAGAAAAGGATTTCCACTTCGGTTTTAACGCTGGAAGAATCGGCAGCCATTGCCGTCCGGCTTGCCAAATTCATCGAAAAGAATCCGCAACCCGCTTATCAGCCGACCGACTGGTCCGCTATCGAGAAAAAATCCAAGGATCTGGAGCGGGAAACCAAGGATTTCGCGGACGCCAGCAACGGCGAACGGGAACGCATGGGCAAGCTGGAGACAGCCGCATACGACAACAACGACATGACAGCCAGGAAACGTCTGGTTGCGATCTGGGCCGCGCTCCACGCTTGCCCTTATCCACGAATTTTTATGACTGAAAGCGACTTGTGAAGATGCTCAACGAAATACAAATGGCCCCCGTAGCGGTTCTCTTCGCTAGAGCAGACAGCATCTATAAATCAATTTCCGGCTGTGACGTGTGGGACATCGAACGCGATGCACTGAGCTGGCCTGGCGGCGCGCCCGTTATTGCTCATCCTCCATGTCGAGCATGGGGACGGCTGCGCCATATGGCAAAGCCTAGAGCCGGTGAGAAGGAATTGGCACTTTGGGCAGTTGACCAGGTGCGCGCCTTTGGAGGCGTACTAGAACATCCGACCGGTTCGCGATTATGGCTAGAAAAACCCCTTCCCGAGCCAGGCAAACAGGACAAATTCGGCGGCTGGACATTACCAATACACCAGCATTGGTTCGGCCATAGGGCAGAAAAATCGACACTGCTCTATATCTGCGGATGTACGCCGGCTCAAATCCCCGATCTGCCTCTCGTTCTCGGTGAAGCGCAATTCGTCGTCGACACAAGCGGGCGACGGCGGGACGGCTCTCGGTGCAAAACAAAAAGAGAGATTACCAAGGCCGAAAGAGAGCAAACACCATTTGAGCTTGCGACTTGGTTGTGTGAACTAGCAAAGCGCTGCTCTAGCCAACAAAAATTTAACATTATTCCTAACTAGGACGACCTATGAAAATACTCATGCATCAATGCTTGAACCTATTGCTGCTGGCCTCCGTCGTCGGCATCGAACAGGTTACGGGGCGGCTCCTCCAAAGTGTCAATATCCGCTTTCGGCGCGTGATGTCATTCGCGCTGGCGTTACTGATTTTCGCCGTGCTGCTGGTCGGATTGATCCTGGGAGCCTTCCATGATTAAGGCAGATCAAGCCAGGCTCGTCGCAGTACATGACAGAGTCACATTCGACAGCGATGAAGGTATCCAGGCTGGCTACGTCAATGGCATGCGCCGGGATGTGGGTAACGGCGAAATGCACGCCTGGGTCGAAATCGACCATCAGTGGCCAGGCGTCTTCCGCGCCGTACCTGTGGCGGCCATCCTGACTTCTGAGCATGTCGGGCCACCTTCGACCGCTTGGTTCGCGATTGATTGGGTCGATGGATGCGTACCAGTTATCGCCACGCTATCCGTATGAGCATGTTTCTCGGCACAGCAGAGCTAACTGCTTTGACAAATAGAAAACGTAACCATGCTCAACGTGCAGTCATGAACGCTCTCGGAATTCAACACAAGGTGCGACCAGATGGAAGCCTTGCAGTCCTTAGAGCACACGTAGAAAAGGAATTCGGATTGTCGACTACCACAACAAATGAGAAAAAAATTCGTGAACCAAACTGGGGAGCATTAAATGCCACGCGCTCGTAATCCAGAAAATCGGGGATTGCCCGCTCGTTGGCGCTTTACCCATGGCGCTTATTATTACCAAGTGCCACCTGGACAGGAAACGGCGTGGGATGGAAAGCGAACATTTAAGTTGGGTTCAAAATTGCCGGAGGCCTACAAGGTTTGGGCGGAACGCATCGGAGTCATCGAAAACGCCAGCTCCATTGGCGCGCTTCTGGACCGTTACATGCTAGAAGTCGTCCCTCGCAAAGGGGTAACGACGCAAGCGCACAATAAGGTCGCGGTCAGGCCGCTGCGCGCTGTATTTGCAGACACTGCCCTGCTCGATCTAAAGCCACGCCACGTCTATCAATATATCGAAAGGCGTGCCGCCAAAATATCAGCTCGTCGTGAAATAGAACTACTTTCGCATGCGTTTACAAAGGCCGTCGAATGGGGATACATCGACCGGCATCCATTCAAAGGCGAAGTACGCTTTGAAGGGGAAAAAGCGCGAACGCGCTATGTTGAAGATTGGGAGGTGATCGAATGTCTTGCCCTTACGTCAAAACGGAAAACTGGCAGCGTCTTGGCAGTCCAGGCCTACATTCGTTTGAAGCTGCTTACTGGCATGCGCCGCGGAGATCTACTTCGACTAACATTACCAGACCTACAGGAAGACGGTATTCACGTAACGCCGCACAAAACATTAAACAGTACTGGCAAGCGATTAATTATTGGCTGGTCTGAAGAGGTACGAGAAGCCATAGAAATGGCAATCGCCGCACGCCCGGCAAAAATATCACCGTATATTTTCTGCAACAGATCGGGTAAATGTTACTTCAACGAAAAAACCGGACGTGCGGGTGGTTGGGATTCAATGTGGAGTGGATTTAGTGCACGCGTCCTGGACGAAACCAAAGTTCAGCAAAAATTTACGGAACACGATTTGCGGGCAAAGTGCGCAAGTGACGCCTCAAGCCTTGAACACGCTAGGGCGCTGCTGGCTCATGCCGATAGCCGACTTACCGACCGTGTCTATCGTAGAAAGCCTGAATTCGTCGCGCCACTTCGGTAA